CATTAAAGAGGTGCGAGCTGTAAAGGTAGATGGTGAGATTATAAAACCCGGGGTATTTTACAAACTGGAAAATGGGGAGGTCGTGGAAGCATGAACCCATACGATATCCCGGATAGGCCCATCCCGAGCTGGGTGGATAACTACGATGATAAGCCGCACATCTGCCCGGAGTGCGGCTGCGAGATCAACGAGACCATTTACATTAAGGACGGCATGGTCATTGGCTGCGAAAACTGTGTTAAGCGTTTTGACGCCAGCGATGCGGATGCTGACAGGTACTTTGATGAAGGACTAGACAGATATTAAGGAGGAGCTATGGAGAACTACTTTCGAGAATTGAACAGCATCAACTGCTCTGACAAGACAGAGAAGAAGAACGGCCTTACATACCTTTCCTGGGCATGGGCCTGGGGAGAAATCAAGAAGCTGCACCCAGATGCGACCTATACCATCTACGAGGATGCTAACGGCCTGTTTTACCACACAGACGGTAAGACCTGCTGGGTTAAGACTGGCGTAACCGTCAACGGCATTGAGCACATCGAGTATCTGCCGGTCATGGATAACCGCAACCGCTCAATCCCGGCCAGTGATGTTACCTCATTCGATGCCAATAAGGCAATCCAGCGTTCCCTTACAAAAGCCTGTGCCCGTCATGGCCTTGGCCTGTATATCTACGCTGGCGAGGACTTGCCGGAGGGTGCAGAAAGAGAACCGGAGCCTACCGAGTATTGCATCGACTGCGGGCAGCAGATCACCGGTATCAACAAGCGCAACGGGGAGTATTGGCCTGTAAGCGAGATCGCCGCCTACAGCGTCCAGCGGTTCGGCCGCAAGCTGTGCCCGAACTGCCAGAAGAAAGCCTTTGCCGCCGAAAAGGAGACCGAGAAGAATGGAGCTTGATTTGTGGACCGAACTGCAACAGAAATCGGCACAGCTTAATACAGCCGTTAAGACCTTGCGAAATTCGGGAAGCGAGTATGCTGCTGCGGAGCGGGACTATAAAGTCCTTCTCCGCACCGAGTGTTTAAAGCTGAAAGACGAAGGTGTTGCCATCGGGCTGATCGACAAGACCTGCTACGGGATACCGAGCGTGGCAGAAGCACGGTTTAAGCGAGATGTTGCCGAAGCAGTCTACAAGGCGAACTTGGAAGCCATCAACAGCCTTAAACTGCAAATCAGGATCATCGATAACCAAATCGGCAGAGAATGGGGACAGGCTGGGAGGTGTGACGGTTGAAAAATGAATGGGGCGCAGAGCTTGACCGAAACGGATACGCTCCGAGCATCGTACAGGCCGACACATCCAAGTGCTTTTTGTGCCAGATGTCAGGCGTTAAGCTCGACCGGCACGAAATCTTTGGCAACGCCATGCGGAGCAAAAGCAAGCGCATGGGCCTTTGGGTTTCCCTGTGCCACACGCCGTGCCACCTGACACACGCACACAGCTGTGCCGAGGTGATGGACTGGCTCCACAAGCTCGGAGAGCAAGCCTGCATCGACAACTACGATTTCACGATCCCGATGTTCCGGGAGGAATTCTACACTAACTATTTGGAGGAAACAGATGAAGGTATTAGTGGCCTGTGAGGAAAGCCAGGAGGATTGCAAGGCTTTCCGGGCAAATGGGCACGAAGCGTACTCCTGCGACATTCAGGAGCCGTCTGGCGGACATCCGGAGTGGCATATTCTCGGCGATGCACTCAAGGCCATCGAGGGGGGGGGAGTAATAACCACCATGGATGGCATTCGGCACTATATTGGTAAGTGGGATTTACTAATAGTTCACCCACCTTGTACATATCTGAGTAACGCTGGCGCTTGCCGGTTATATCCTCAAAAAGGGCAACTTAATTTGGAGCGGTACGCAAAAGGACTGGAAGCAAAGGAGTTCTTCATGAAGTTCTATAATGCCGATTGCGACAGAATTGCCATTGAGAACCCTCTCCCTAGTAAGATTTTCGAGTTACCTCCTCCCTCTCAGGTTATTCAGCCATATCAGTATGATGATGAAGGTAAGCATCCTTATACAAAGAAAACCTTGTTATGGCTTAAGGGGCTCCAACATTTGGTTCCAACTACGCCAGAGCGCATACCAGTTGGCCCGTATGTCCCATCCGGCACTGGACGGAAAGATAGAAGCAAGTACGGGGCTGCTAAGCGTGGAGATGATGCAAAGAACAGGTCAAAGACATTCCCCGGCATCGCAAAAGCTATGGCCGAACAGTATGGAGGTGACATAAGAGATGAGTTCACGGATGGCATTTCAAGTTGGAGATAGGTTTGGGAAACTTGTGATTTTGAGACAAGACGGCGTACATAAAAAGCCTTGTGGGACGACTGAAAGAAGGTGGCTTTGCAAGTGCGATTGTGGGAACGAGGTTTCTGTACTTGGGCACAATCTTAAAAGTGGAAACACAAAATCTTGTGGATGCCTGCCAAAGCAAAGCAGGCTGCCAAATAATCGAGGAGTTATTAACCATATCATACTCCAATATAAGCGTCACGCAAGAGACAGAGGGCTTGCATGGGGATTATCTTACGAAGATGTCGAGCGCCTCATTAAGCAGCCGTGTTTTTACTGTGGAACAATAAATAGTAATCACAAAGTAACGAAAAATTGCAAAGAGGGATATGACCACAATGGAATAGACCGCACCGACAGTTCAAGAGGATACTTCATTGATAATGTTGTTCCGTGCTGCAAAATATGCAACAGAGCCAAAAACAATATGGATCAAAGGGAATTTATCGAGTGGGCGAGAAAAGTTACAAATTATACAGTTTGTCTACCTATGGCAGACCAATGGGGATAACAGGAGGTTACATATGTTAAATAAAGCAATCCTTAATGGGCGGCTGACGAAAGCCCCCGAACTGAAGCAGACCAACAGCGGCAAGAATGTATGCAGCTTTACCATTGCGGTAGACCGAAGCCGTGACCGGGAGAAAACAGACTTCATCCCCATCGTAGCGTGGAACAAGACCGCCGAATTCGTGAACCAGTGGTTCGGCAAGGGAGACCTTATCACCATTGTAGGCCGCATCGAAGTCCGCAGCTATGAGGACAAGGACGGCAACAAGCGCACAGCCACAGAAATCATCGCAGAGGAGGTTCTGTTTGGCGGCAGCAAGAATACCACCAACGCATCCGAAAAGCCAGCAGAGAGCAAAAACGGCGTGTTTGAACAAATCGAGGACGATGGCGACTTGCCTTTCTAGTCGATGGTAGGATTTCACGCAAAACAAGGAGGACGAAATGAAGCTGAATATGTTTATCACCGCACTACAGCTCGGAGAGATTACAGACCCAGTAACGGATGGGGTCATGCTCCATGACCTTTCGATGGAAGAGATAAAAACGGTCTTATCCATCGTGCAGGCCCATAGCAGGCTGAATTCCTACTTAATCCCCGTAGAGGAGGGATTGGATGCCTAATCGACTTATTAAGGAGTCGATCAAGCGCAGTCCGCAAATAGACCAGCTCTCTTGGTTTGATGAGGTCGTTTTCTATCGGCTGATCGTAACAGCTGACGATTACGGATGCTGCGATGGCAGACCCATCGTACTCCGCAACGACCTATTCCCGACCAAGGAAAATGTGACTAAAAAGGCAATCGAGGATGCGATCTCTCACCTGACCTCTGTCGGCCTGGTTCGCCCCTATCATGACGAAACGAGCGGCATGCCATACCTGTTCTTCCCGACATGGGAGAAACACCAACGAGTGAGAAACAAAATCAGAAAATTCCCCGAACCGCCAAAAGAAGCATTTTCGGCTGATGATGGTCACTTGTCAGCAACTTGCTGTCAATTGACAGCGGATTGTCTGCTAGAATCCGAATCCAATCCGAATCCGAATCCTAATCCGAATCCGAATACCCCCCAAACCCCCCAAGGGGGGCGGTTTGCCGAATTCTGGGCGCAATACCCGAAGAAAGTCGGGAAAGGAGCAGCAGAGAAGGCATTTGAGCGCATCAAGCCGGATAAGCAGACCTTTGACCGCATGATGGATGCCATATCTGCACAGAAGCGAAGCCGCCAATGGACGGAGAACAACGGCCAGTACATCCCAAATCCTGCGACATGGTTGAACCAGCGCAGGTGGGAGGACGAGCTTCCGCAGGGGGAAACCGACAATGTGTTCCTACAAATGCTGCGAGAGGAGGGAGAGCATGACCCGATCTGAAACACTTGCCGTCATGTCGATCTTGAAGGCCGCATACCCCGGCTACTACAGGGACATGAAACGGCAGGATGCCGAAGCGGTGGTGAACCTGTGGTCGGAGATGCTTGCAGACTACCCGGCGAACTTGGTTGCAGCGGCAGTCAAAGCGCACATCGCAGGAGACCAGAAAGGCTTTCCTCCGCACATCGGAGCGATTATCGCATCCATCGGCGAGGTCAGCAAGCCAGCCGAGCTGACAGAGGGCGAAGCGTGGGCGATGATTGCAAAGGCATTGCGAAACGGCGGCTACGGTAGCGAGCAGGAATTTGCTGCATTGCCGGAGACGCTGCAACGGCTTGTAGGCCATCCGTCACAGCTCCGCGAGTGGGCGATGATGGATGCGGGGACGGTGCAAACGGTTGTCCAGTCAAACTTCCTGCGATGCTACAGGGCAAGGATGGAGAACGAAAAACGGCTGGCTGCAATGCCATCGGAAATCCGAGCAAAGCTGACAAACGCTGCGAACCAGCTACCGAGCTTTGACATAGCGCTGGCGCAGCGGACGATGGAGGAGAATGCATGAAAATAACAATTCCCGAAATCCCCACATCGCTGAATAAATACGCTGGTCGGGCGAACGCCTGGGACTACCGAGCAGAAAAGCAGCGCTGGCTGCAGCTGTTTGTGGCATACTGCCCCAAGTGCAAACCAATGGGCAAGGCGGTGGTGACCATCACCTACTACTTCCCCACCCGGCACCGGCACGACCCCGACAACTACAACGGCAAGATGCTGATGGACGGGCTGGTACACCGGGGAGTAATCGCCGATGATAGCTTTGACCATGTCGAGCTGCGGCTGCGTGGGGCATATGACCCCAAAAATCCGAGAACTGAAATTGACATAGAGGAGGTAACACAATGGGTAAACACGGAACGGAAATAGAGCGGGAGACTCCGCTTTTTGAGGGACAAAGTGCAGAGGAATTTATCAAGCGCTGGAACGCTATCACCAAAGCCATAAAAATGCGCGCAGAGATGGCCGAGCATGAAAAGGTGGTGAGTTATGATGTCATACGATAAAGCGTCTCCTAACGCCAAAATCGGTCGTTCTAATTCAAACGACCCGGAGTTCCTGGAGCAGCTGGTGCGGGAGGGCAAGACCAACAGGGAGATTGCATTAATTCTCGATCTTGATTACGGCTCTGTGGCCTCGATCTTGTATCGCTATGGAATCAAGAGAGACCCAAACCGGCCCTGCAAGAGATGCGGAGGGCCGATAGGTAGCACCAATACCCAGCAGCTGTATTGCAAGGAGTGCCAAAAGTCCATGGACAGCATCCGGGCCCGCAAAAGCAGTATGAAAAAAGCCGAGCCGAAGAAATGCGAATACTGCGGGAAGGACTATTTCGGCCAGCCGGGACAAAAGTACTGCTCAAAGCAATGCTACAAGGACGCGGCGGCATCCGGTAAGTATAAGCGTCCCAAGAATTGGATAAAGCGCCGGGATGGGAAAATCGACATCGAGATAAGGATATGCGGCAAAACCGCGGAGCGACGGGAGAGCGTGGATTACTTCGAAGCCCGGGAGATTTGGCACGATGGCTGGATAGGCCGGGGCTACGCAGCGCTGATAACGGTAGATGGACACAGGCTGGAGACACTGCCGCAAATAAAGACATTCTTCGGATTTAGGAGGGATTCGTTATGAGGAACTGGACGGCAGCGGCAGTTACGATAATCTTAGCTGCTTTCTGCATAATGGTTCTATCGGCTATTTCGGCCGAAAGGTGGAACCATGTGGACGAAGTTGCCCAGACGGAGATCACCGCAGAGGAACAGGAACGCCGGGAGCAGGCAGCCTATTACAAGGGCTGGCAGGACTGTAAGCAATATTATCTTGAGAATTTTGGAGGTTGAGCCAATGACCGTAAAGGACTACTACGAAGTAATCAGGGACATAGACCGGCTGGCTGCTGCCGTTGACGCAGAGGGTGCAGTCACCCTCGACCATGACGATGCGGAGCAGATATGGGCGCTGCTGCTGGACTACAAGGATTTGCTGATGGCACTGGAGGTGGGATGATGTGCAAGTGGTTGAAAGATGAAGTCTGTGTAAACAGCGATTGCCCGGCGGTTGCAGATTTTTGCCCTGTAGTAAACCATCCGGGCGTGTGCCGGTACGAGGAAATGGACGAAAACAAAATAGAATGTCGGCAATGTCAGTATCTTATGTTTTCCGACTGTTATGGAGAGTGTTCCAAGGGGAACATCTCCGGGGCTGTCAAACCGCATTTTTCCTGTGGTAAAGGCGTGGTTAGAAACGACACTTTGTCGGTAAAGGAGGGATAACATGGATGCTGCGGAGTTTATTAAGGAACGCAACAGAATGTGCAAGAGTTTCGGCCCTAAATGTAAAGGGTGTCCTGCTTCTAACGCTAACGAGGATGAGCTATGGGGTTGCGCAGTTGCTCAAGAATCAACGCTGGACGCTACGGCTCAGATCGCTATTGTCGAGGAATGGTCTGCGGCACATCCGCGCAAGACGCGGCAGAGCGTGTTTCTGGAGCAATATCCGGACACACTCGTTGATGAGTCCGGGGTGCTGATGCTTTGTCCGAGGTATATTTCTGAAGAACTCAGAGACGCTGATGGCAGGTGTAAAAATCCCGGAAAACATTGCTTAGACTGCTGCAACGAGTTCTGGATGAAGGAGGTAGAGTGATGGACTGCTTCAATCATCTTTGTCCGTTCCGTCAGAATACAACAAGTAACTGTAACCGTTGTGAGTGCTTGGCGTGTCAGAACAGGTGCAAAGGCCCCGTTACATACACTGCAAGCAACCATACGCTGACCGCAGACGAAACTGCAAAGATTGCCGATAATCCCGATTATGGCGTTGGGGCTGGATGTTAGGAGGAGAACAATGGAGAAAAGGATACTTGACGTAACGTGCGGCTCTCGGACGATATGGTTTAATAAGCAACACCCGGCGGCGGTTTATTGCGATGTGCGCGATGAGGAGTTTACCGGTGTTTGGAGTAGCACCAAGCATGATTCAGAACGGAAATGCATTGTGCATCCAGACATACAGTGCGATTTTACGGATCTTCCGTTTTCGGACAACACATTTTCTCTTGTCGTTTTTGACCCACCGCATTTGCGCCGCATTGGAGAAAATGCGTGGATGCGGAAGAAGTACGGACAGCTCGGAGAGAACTGGAAAGAGATGCTGCATGATGGATTCCGCGAATGTATGAGGGTATTGAAACCGGACGGCGTGCTGATTTTCAAGTGGGCAGAAACACAGATACCGGCTGGTGATGTCTGGGACGCGATAGGTGAGAAACCTCTATTTGGACACCACAGCGGGAAGAAAAGCCAAACTTTTTGGGGTTGTTTTATGAAAATTGAGGAGGAGAACAATGGAACGACTGACGAGAAGAAGTGACACAGGACGCGCATATTACCCGCGCTGCTTTGAGGAGCCGTGCATCGGTGCTGGGTGCAAAATCAAGGACTGCCTGCTTGACGACATAATCTGCGACCGCCTCGCCGCCTACGAGGACACGGGGCTTGAGCCGGAGGAAGTTCTGCCGAAAGATAAGGCAGACGAGATCGCGCTGAAGCTGATGCGTCTTGTTGATTTGGAGAGCATTTGCAGCTACACCCGCTTGCGTGAGCTGGCCGAGGCAGACAAGGACGGTCGGCTGGTGGCGCTGCCGGAAGGAGGAGAAAACGATGGCTGAAGCTGAACGAGAACTCAAATCGTGCCCGTTTTGCGGATGCGAAATGAAAATCGAAGCTGTAACGATCGATTATATAGAAACTGCTTTGCTCGTTGGGAATCCTCGGCATAAGGATGGGTGCATGATTGGTGCTATGGCGTCGCCGAGAAGCAAAGACATTGACAAGCTGGTCGGATTTTGGAATAGGAGGGTTAACAATGGCTGAATACATTGACAGGGGAACGGCGATTGCCAAGTTGACCGCCTTGGAAGTAACCGAGCCAAACGCAACAATGGCAGATGCAAAACGAGTGCTGGCAGATATTCCTGCTGCCGATGTGGCCCAGGTGGTGCATGGGCGATGGGAAGAATATTTAATCCCAAACATACTTTGCTGCTCAAATTGCGATTGGGGTATTGATCCACTTTGTAAATCTCCGTACTGCCCCAACGGCGGTGCGAAGATGAATGAAAAGGAGGCTGTCTATGATTAAGCCATACATCAAAAATGAAACTGCAGTGGATATTATCTGTAGTATCTGCGACAGAATGTATCCGGGAATGGACTGTGAGCCTGCCGACTGTGAGTGGATGAAGATGCTGGCGGAGGAAGCTGTTGATGCGGTGCCGGTGGTCAGATGCAAAGACTGCGAATACAGCTACGATGAAATAAGCTATCTGTGCTGTTCCCACGGCGTTTGCGTTGATTGCGAAGTGCCGCCGAACTTCTACTGCGCATACGGAAAAAGGCGGTCGGAAAAGGAACCGCCGGAGGAGGGAGAAACATGATTGACTACAAGCGCATCTGCATTGACGAGCTGAAATGCCATAGCTATAAGCTCCGTTCGTTGGAAAGCCTGCCGGAAGAAATCCGCCGCTACAATGAGCAGATGGACGGCATCCGGTCCGCTACCAGCGATGCTACACCAGTAAAGGGAGGTGGCTGCGGCCGGGAAGATCATTTGATTAACGCAATCTCCCGCCGGGATGCGCTCTCGGCAAACCTTGCGGTAGTCAAGTGGCAGACCTCCCAGGTTGAGAAAGGACTGGCCTGCCTGACGGGAAAGCAGCGGCGCATCCTTGAGCTGTTCTACATCCGCCGGGAATATGGCTACATACAGAGACTTTGCCAGGAGTTCAATGAGAGCGAACGAGAGGTGTACCGGGATAAGGACGAAGCGCTGATGAGATACGCCCTTTGCCGGTATGGGTTGACGGAGCTGTAAAGATGGCAGAAACATGGCAGAAATAAGACGCATATACAGTGTATACTGATAGCGTGGTAAAACACAGACTTCCCTTGACATTCCTCCTGGTGGGGAAGCCGGGCCCCTAATCCCGGCAATCTGCTCCCGTAGCTCAATGGTAGAGCGGCTGCCTTGTAAGCAGCGGGTTATAGGTTCAAGCCCTATCGGGTGCTCCACCTTCATGTTTTACCCCCTTTTTACGGGGCCGCCGATGCCCCGTTATCCCATCGGCCGAAGATACACGACCTTCGTAAAAAAGGTGCCGCGCTGGCAGACCGCAAGTTCGCAATAGTCTGCCTTACCAAAAAGCAGTCAGAGAGTACCGAAAGGCGCTCTCTTTCTTTATGCCATAAAGGAGGGGATACCTATGGATTTAATAGTCCGCAAAATCCCGCAGAGCGACACCATCAAGGTATATCCGGTATCTGATGTGCATTTGGGCAGCATCCTACATGATAAAGAGGGCTGGCAAGCATTCTGCCGCCGGGTAGAGCGGGAGGATGCTTATCTCATCCTTGGCGGCGATCTCATCAACAACAATACCCGGAACGCGGTGGGAAGCCCCTTTGAGGATTATATCCGCCCGCGGGAGCAGAAAAAGGTGATGGTGGAAATGCTAACGCCCATCAAGGATAAGATACTCTGCGCGGTATCCGGTAACCACGAAGCGAGGACAGCCAGGGACACCGACCAAGACATTATGGGCGATATCATGTGCAAGCTGGACATGGAGGACTACTACGCCGAGGACATAGCATTCCTCAAACTGGAGATTGGGCGCAGGGTAACAAGAGATATCCCTATCACCAGCTATACGATGGCTGTTACCCATGGCTCCGGCGGCGGCATTTACACCGGTGCAACGGTCAACCGCAATGAGCGCTTCGGCTACACCATAGAGGGCATTGACGCTCTGATTGTTGGCCACACCCACAAAGGCACCATCAGTAAGCCTAAAAAGATCGTGGTGGACAGTAACAACAATGTTATCCGCACCAAGCAGCTGGTAGTGGTTAGCTGTACCGCATGGCAGCAGTACGGAGGCTACGCAGCCCGGAAGATGCTGC